CTAATCAAGGTATCGATCAAGGACTTTGTGCGGCGCCTACGTGAATTTCTGAGACGGATGAGACAATGCCTAAGACAAGAGCGCAACAAAATAAAGCAATACGTCAAGAGTCGCTGAGAGAGTTCTTGGCGGCTAAATGCACTGTTCAGCATGTAATTGATAACATTGTAAAAATAGAACAACTGGACCCTTATGATGAGAATTTTAAATCGCATCTCGATAAGTGGAAAACCAGTAGTGATATTAGGTTGAAGCTAATCAACAAATACCTGCCAGAGCTGAAGGCCCAAGAGGTCGAGCACTCTGCTGATGCTGAGCTAGTCAAAGCTATCGAGCGCCGCATTGTTGACACTACAAATTGATACACCAAGGTGGTTCGTCCCGCTACTAGAACCGGCTCGATACAAAGGTATCTGGGGTGGTCGAGGTAGCGGCAAATCACACGCGGTTGCAGAGTACATAATCGAGCGGTCCATCATGGGCCGTTGTGACGTTGTGTGTATACGAGAGGTCCAGAAGTCATTACAGCAATCGGTTAAGCGCCTGCTGGAACTCAAGATTGAGGCTCTGGGAGTACAGTCTTACTTCGAGGTAATGCACGATAGGATCAAGTCTAAGAATGGTGGGCTGATTATCTTCACCGGCATGAGCAATCACACAGCCGATTCTATCAAGTCGCTGGAGTCATTCGACATCGCATGGTTTGAAGAGGCTCAGACATGCTCTCAGCGCTCCCTAGACCTACTCAGGCCAACGATGCGGAAGGAAACCAGTGAGCTGATATTCACATGGAACCCGCATCTAGAAACAGACCCTATCGATGTGCTGCTGCGCAATGATAATCCGCCACCGAACTCTCAGATAGTCCGCGTTAACTACATGGACAACCCTTGGTTTCCTAGCGTGCTCAAGCAGGAAATGGAGTACGATGCGAACCGAGACCCAGATAAGTACGCGCACGTATGGCTAGGTGAGTACGTAAGGAACACGCAGTCTAGAGTGTTTAACAACTGGCGAACAGAAGAGTTTGAGACAAACCCAGAGGCCATGCTGAGACTCGGCGCCGACTGGGGGTTCGCTAAAGACCCCACAGTTTTGGTAAGGTGTTATACTGAGGGCAGGACGCTCTATATAGACCACGAGGCATATCAGGTTGGGTGTGAAATTATGGACACGCCAAGCTTGTTCTACACGATACCTGACTCCGAAAAGTGGCCTATTGTTGCTGACAGCGCAAGGCCGGAAACAATAAGCCATATGCGCAAGAATGGGTTTCCCAAGATACAGCCTGCGGTTAAGGGGGCTAATTCGATTGAAGAGGGGATAGAGTTCCTTAAGACCTATGACATCGTTGTGCATCCGAGATGCCGTCACGTTATAGACGAGCTTACGCTGTACAGCTACAAGGTAGACCAGCTAACAGAGTCTGTTTTGCCGGTATTAGAGGACAAGAACAATCACGTTATTGACGCACTACGTTACGCTCTCGAAGCTGTTAGAAGAGGGCAGAAACAAAACAAAGTGGAAGCACGGCCAGTTCCGGTTGTCAATAGGTGGTAAAAATTGAGACAATATGCTGACCACTTGAGGTGACAAAATATGGCACGTATCAGCAAAGAGCAACGGCTAGCACAAATTCACGCCGAAGCAATTACAGAATTTGACGACATTCAATCGGCTCTGCGTGATGAGCGTTTGCAGTGTCTAGAGGATCGCAGGTTTTACTCTATCTCAGGCGCTCAGTGGGAAGGTCCACTTGAAGAGCAGTTCAACAATAAGCCAAAGCTTGAGGTTAACAAGATCCACCTATCGGTTATGCGGATTATCAATGAGTACCGCAACAACCGCATCACGGTAGACTTTGTAAGCAAAGAAGGTGTAGAAGACGACCGGCTTGCTGATACCTGTGACGGCCTGTATCGAGCCGATGAGGAGTACAGCTCTGCTGATGAGGCATACGATAACGCCTTTGAGGAGGCCGTTGGCGGTGGCTTTGGAGCATGGCGACTGCGTGCCGCATATGAAAACGAAGAAGACGATGATGACGACAAACAGCGAGTTATGATCGAGCCAATCTATGACGCCGACTCAAGCGTGTTTTTTGATCTTGGTGCAAAGCGGCAGGACAAATCAGACGCAAGACGCTGTTATGTTTTAACATCGATGACGCACGCCGAGTACATGGATCAGTGGGGTGAAGACCCATCGAGCTGGGAAAAGACAATCACTAAGGTCGAGTTTGACTGGACTACGCCTGACGTTGTTTACGTTGCCGAGCTGTATCGAGTCGAAGAGGTTTCGCATACTGTACATATATACACCACTCTGTCTGGCGAAGAAGAGCGATACACCGATGCGGACTTCGAGGAAGACGAGAACTTAGCAGAAACTTTGGCCGCTGTTGGCACGGTTAAGACCGGCGAGAAGAAGACCAAGAAGAAGAAGGTCCGCAAGTACATTATGAGCGGCGCTAAAGTTCTTGAAGATTGTGGATACGTTGCCGGCCAATGCATACCCATCATTCCAGTGTATGGCAAGCGATGGTTTGTAGATAACATCGAGCGCTGTATGGGTCACGTGAGGCTTGCTAAAGACGTACAGCGTCTTAAGAATATGCAGTTGTCTAAGCTTGCTGAGATCTCTGCGCTGAGCACGGTAGAGAAGCCCATCATGGTCCCAGAGCAGGTTGCTGGGTTCGAGATGATGTGGGCCGAGGATAACATTAAAGACTATCCATACCTGCTAGTTAACCCAATGACAGACGCTAACGGCAATACGGCGCCTTCTGGACCGGTTGACTACACTCGCTCACCGAACATACCTCCTGCGATGGCCGCACTGCTACAGCTAACAGAAGCCGATATGCAAGACCTACTTGGACGACAAGAGGCTGGGGAGGAGCTTGCGCCAAACATCTCTGGAAAGGCTATAGAGCTTATTCAGAGCCGATTAGATATGCAGTCTTATATCTATATGTCGAATATGAGCAAGGCCATAAAGCGCTCTGGTGAGGTCTGGCTGAGCATGGCCAAAGACCTGCTGGTCGAGCGTGGCCGCAAAATGAAGACGTTAAACTCAGAGTATGAGGCGTCTCAAGTTGAGCTTGGCAAGCCGCGTTTAGATCAAGAAACCGGCGAGATGAAGTTCGACAATGATCTTAAGGAAGCAAACTACGACATCGCTGTTAGCGTTGGTCCAAGCAGTTCAAGCAAGCGCGCCGCTACGGTTCGTGCGCTTACCGGTATGATGCAGATGACCCAAGACCCAGAGACCCTGACCATCTTGTCTGCAATGGCGATGATGAACATGGAAGGCGAGGGGCTAACCGATATTCGCAAGTTCTACCGAGAGAAGCTTGTTAAGATGGGCGTTATTGTACCGAGCGAAGAAGAGGCTCGCCGATTGCTCGAAGAGGCCGAAACAATGGAGCCTGATGCCAACACCATCTACTTACAGTCTGCGGCTCAGAACGAAATGGCCAAGGCTGAAAAGGCGAAGGCTGACACCCTGCTACAGCTTGCAAGGGCTGAGGAGACGAAAGCTGATACAATGAAGACGTTGAGCGAGGTGCAGAGCCAAGGTCAGGATAGAATGATCAAGGCGGCTGAGCAGGTTAGACAGACGGCAGAGGTTCTCAGCTCGCCACAGCCTAACGTACAGCAAATGTCTAATGATCAGCTACTTCAGATAGCCCGAGGTGAATAATGGCGGTTTCAAAAGCGGTTCGTGAGGCGGTTCTATTAGAGTTACAACGTAGAGCCGCCAAGGGTGATCTAACCACTAGGCAAATGAACGAGATGGCGCCCCTGTTAGAGCAGGGGATTAACGTCCCAAACCTAGTGGCGCTTGGTTACCTTTCCCCGCTTAATGTTAACGATCCATCTCAAGTTAAGCGTGCGGCAACGGCTTACAGGAAGTCTCTTGAGGCTTCTCCGGCGGCAAGACGAAGAGAGCAGACGGCTGGCGGCAGAGAGCGCGGAACAACCGAGTATTTTGAAGAAGACCTAGCACCGATTGTTACAAGAAGCCCAGAAGAGCTTTATGGCAGTGTACTGATCCCCAATGTGGGCGACACTACTGCAACAGGTCGAACCGTCACTCGGTACGGTGGATTTGATCCAGAGATACCAATTGAGTCGCACGGCGGTCCAGACTTCCCGAGACAGATGCAAGAGCGCGGCATGCCATACGGGTGGGCAAGTAACCGTGATGCGGCGGCTAAGAAGCAAACTCAGTTCAACGAGGTAGCAAGAACGACCGAGAGAGAGCCAATAGCGGTAACTACTGCTATGGGTTACGACGCCAACTTTTTTGCGGCTCCCTATGCGGACGCGTTTATTCAGAAGGCGAGACAGCTCAAGATACCGGCGAAGGACGCAAAGGTATTCGATGAGATGGTTAGAAACGGTGTTGGCAATCTCAACAAGAAAACCGGCAAGATGCAGTATTCTATCGCCCCATTCCCTGACTGGGTTGGCATTAACCATCCAGAGGCTCGAGACCAGTTGTTAGGTCTCAATGGCTACCCCAATATCGGCGCTCGCCGAGTTACTGTTATGACTGCGGCGGCAAAGCAGAAGAAGTTCCGAGAGATGGGCTTCCCTGTTGTTGAAGACATCCACCGAGCAATGCAGATGGAAGGCTCAGAAGGCTTACAGCGAGGCGATGCCGGATTTACGCTGTACAAGCCAGAGGTTGGCGCTGAGGTAGAGCCAATCGACTTCCACCAGTCTTACGATACCGGTATTCGCGGACAGTATTTCGGTCAGATTGAGGGCGTCTCTGTGCCCCCTGAAATTATGTTTCCGGACATCATGGCAGACTACGCCGCTCGCGGTAAGTCTAGAGCAGACGCTATTGGCGGCTTTATGATGAATACAGGGCTTCGCCAGATTGCTGATCAAAAGTGGCTAGACAATATAAGCCGCTATCTAGAGGCAAACCCAGAGCAGCGCAAGCTAATGGTTAAAGCTTTGGCTGGAGCTGGGATAATTTCTGCGTCAAGCCAGTCTCAGGCCGGACCGCTTACATTTTCTAAGGGCGGCAAAGAGGCTGCACAGCGAATACTGGATACAACTGCGGATAGAATTGTTGCAGAGGCTGGCGCACTATCAACTGAGACTAAGCGCCTTGTTGACATGGGTTACCCCGAGCCTGTTGCTGAGCGTATCGCGTCTGGTGAGCTTGACATGAGTCCTCAAGCTAGACTGGCCAGACAGCAAGAGGCGTTCCCAGATATTGTTTATCATGGATCAATGCAAGATATTGTTGGAGAGTATATCCCAAAATATCGAGACAACTTGATGTTTACTACACCAGACCCTGAGTTTGCGTCTGACTGGGCTGGTAAGGGTGCAATGCAAACAAGAGTTGGTGAGCTAGATGCTTTTGATAGGTATCGTCCTCAAAAACAAAAGTTATATGAAGAGTTTGGAAGTCCAGAATACGGCACACCAGAGTACGATGAGTTTTCTAAAAAAGCCACAGAGATTTACAATCAAGAAAGAAACGCTTTCAAGACTTTATATCCATTAGCGGTTAAAGCTAAAAACCCTTTTGATCCAACTGCTGAGGGTATGTACGAAAAAGTTACAGAACCATTATTTAAGAAAAAGTTTGGCGTAGAAAAGTTAGACCCAAGTACAGAAGAGTATTTGCGTAAAGGTGCTTATTTATATTTTGAAGATCCAGACGTTATTAAAGAGCTTCAAGATATGGGCTATGATGCGATTAAGCTTCGTGAGAGCACTGATGGGCCTTTAAACACTTTAGCGATGTTTGATGGAAGTAAGAACGTCAGATCTTTATTGTCTGCGGCCTTCGATCCTAAATACACTGGGTCTAACATTATGGGTTCTCGGGTTATACCTACCGCAGCTACAGGATTACTGGGTTCCACTGTTCTTGGTTCAGCATTGGCGCCAGAAGATGCAGAGGCTGGACCATTAACAAGCGCATCGAAACTACGCAATGTATTCCCAGCACCACAGCGATTCTTTGATCCAGAGGATCGAGCCTATAAGCCATTCTTGGGAGAGCAGTTTGAGCCACAAGCTGGCGGTCGATACCTGCAGATGGGTGACGGGCCACCAAGAGACATTACTGGCGAGTATCCAGACTATGGAAGGCTAGATATCAGCCCAGAGGGCAAGCCATCGTTTAAGGTGTCCGAGGGCCAAGCTACAGCACCAGCGACCAAGGGCGGCAGAAAGATCAAGACAAACCTGTTCAAGCGCAAAGCTGGATGGAAGTGGACCAAGCCGCCAGAGGGGTTCGACCCAGACCCAGCCGGCGACTTTCCTATCATCTCGGTGCATGACGGCAAAAGCCACTACTACACACTGTCTACCGAGTTTCCAGAGGGCGTTGAGCTTGCTCGATACGAGAAGTCTGCCACAGAGCCTAGACTAAGACCTACGCGACAGGGCGAGGTTGAGCTTGGCGAAGTTGTTGGTGAGATTTCTGTGCGAGGAAAAACGCATCCAGTGTACAACAGGGCGGTTGTAAAGGGGCTGGCCGGAGCCGGAATGACAGTCGGCACAGCCGGCCTAGCAATAAACTCTGAAGACACTCAGGCATCGCTGCTTGGTGTTGGCTCTACTATCGGCAAGAAAGCCCAAGACATGCTCGGCATGGCTATTACTATGAGGGACAAGGGCCTTACCCCAACAGAGATTTGGGAAAAGACCGGCTGGGAGTTCAATGAGGTTGACGGGCGCTGGCGTACCGAACACACAAACTACGAAAACACCAAGATCAACATGCCAGAATCTGAAGGCGTGTATTCCATAAGGGACGTTATTGATGACCCAGATCTATTGTCGGCATTCGATGATCCGGATTATCAAAGTCGCGTTCTTCAGATGTATGATTTTTCAGATCCGCAGGCGCGAATGGGCTACCAGCGATTAGCATTTAACAGGGGGTCGCTAAGAGATCTTGCAATCGAAATAACACCAGAGCTTAAGGCTGGAGATGGAGCGCTAAACGGAAACTATATTCAAGTTGGAGCCGGCACAAGACCAGACGATTTTAGAAATGTGGTCTTGCACGAACTTCAGCACGCAATACAGCAGAGAGAAAACTTTGCATCTGGAAGCAACCCAGAGCTGTTTGAGGCTGTTCAAGATGTTCAGATTAGAGATGAATTTTACGACATGCCATACGAGGAAAAGAAAAAAACATATGAAATGGCAATAAGTAATGCATCTCGATTCTTAGAGAACCCACCGCCAGACGCCACAGTTGATCAAATGACTCAGGCTAGGAGAGTGCTAGACAGCTTCACTAACCAGCTTAATGTATTAGAGCAGTACAACATAGATAGCATGGGTGGATCGAGATCGCCCTACCGCATGTATGAGGCGACAGCTGGAGAAGTCGAGGCAAGAAATGTAGAGACAAGAGATGCCCCAAGACGGCTTACGCGTGAGTATGGTCCGGCAGAGTCGGAAGGGCTAATACCCCGTGATGAGCAGATATACATAGACGACTATGGCGCTCCTTACTACACGATCAAAGATGGCAAGACCGTTTTAACTCCGTTTAGGTCTTCACAGGGTCCAGATATTGATTACCCAAGAAGAGTAACGGTTGGCCAGACAAGGACGCCAGAGGTTCAGTATGACGTTGTGCAGGACGAGGCGGGCTACAACTATGGCGGTGGGGCTACAATCCCTGTTAGGCCAGAACCAAGCCCTACACGCTACGATTACGGAGATGGAGCAACAATTCCTTTAAGACCAAAACCGTCTGGCGCTGAACTGATGAGCCAAGCCAACGAGGAGTTCAGATCAAACATTGTGCCGATTGGAGTTGGCGGGGCTGATCCATACTCGTTCTTGATGTCTGGCGGTATGTCGCCCATAGAGTCTACTAACTTAATTACTGATGTATACTCCAACATAGGCAGGGGCGCCCTTTCGGCAACTCTAGGCTCTCTTGGTGAGCTTGAGACACTACTGGTTGGTGGATTATTGCCGGCAATAGTTGGGGTTGGCTATGGCTCTCCGATTGAGCGGGCAATGATAGGGATGCAGATGTATGATCCGCAGTTCCCGAATACAAAAGATGTTCAGGAATTTTTACCAACAATATTGCCAACTCTTTCTGACATTACGCCAGAAGAGGAGGCCCTAGCAAGAACCATTGGTGAATTTGCATCACCATTATAGTTGCATGATGTTTTGATTTGTTGTAGCAAAATGTTATTATTGTTTTAACGGCATCCACCCAGCCGTTCTTTGGGTGAGTTAACGAGGTCTTTATGGACAATACGGCAGAAATGATCGAGGAGGATACTCTCGAAATCGAAGAAACTGAGCTTAACGTGATTGAGGAGCCAGAAGAGGAGTTAGAGCTAGACTCTGATGAATCTGAGGAGCCCAGCGAGGAAAGCGAAGAAGAAGTCGAAGAAGAGGTTGTCGTCCAGATCGGTGAGGAATCGCCGCCTCAAGAAGATGATGATGTAGCGAAAGCGCCCGAATGGGTTCGAGAACTGCGTAAAGCACACAGGGATCAGCAGAGAGAAAACAGAAAACTTAAAGAGCAGTTAGAGCAATTGTCCGGCGCGGGGACTGAAACCGTAGAACTTGGCTCAAAACCTACTCTTGAAGGATCTGACTATGACGCAGAGGTTTACGAGCGTAGCCTAGCGAAATGGTATGAAGATAAGCGCGCATATGACGAGCAACAGAGACAGTTCGAAGAGGAAAAACGCAAGCAAACAGAAGCTTGGCAGAATACTCTAGAGAGCTACTCTAAAAAGCGGCAGGAACTCAAAGTCAGAGACTATGAGGAAGCCGAAATGGTCGTTCAGGACGAGCTATCTAACACCCAGCAAGGAATGATCTTGCAGGGAGCTGATAACCCAGCGTTGCTTGTATACGCTTTGGGCAAGAACCCTAAAAAGGCGAAAGAGCTTGCATCAATAAAAGACCCCGTAAAGTTTGCCTTTGCGGTAGGAAAACTGGAGACACAATTGAAAGTTAGTAATCGCAAGGCAACCACAAGGCCGGAATCTCAGATTGTAGGCAAGGCGCCCAAATCTGGTACGGTTGACTCAAACTTAGAGCGGTTGCGAGCTGAAGCGGAACGTACCGGCGACTACACTAAAGTTGTTGCGTACAAGAAGAACAAGCGAGCGGCCAAATAATTTTTTTAGGAGCTTAAAATGGCTAACTCATTTAGCAAAGAAGAACGCGTAGCGTTCGAACAACTCTTGGAAGGCTTCCAAGATGCATTGGTATTGTCACGTAACGTAAACGTGTACAGCACCGACCAAACCATGATGGAGCGCACTAACGACACCATTTGGCGTCCAATGCCCTACATCGCTGACTCAATCGATGCCGCCGCTGGCACAGACATCAGTGCGTCTTTCAAAGACTTCACTCAGTTGGCTGTACCTGCAACTATCGGCTTCAACAAAGCTGTACCTTTCTC